GTATTTAAAATTATAGAAAGTTCTGAACCTAGGGGTCTTTCTGTCTCTGCTGTGTGGTGGGAATCACACGGTCTCCACTAATCACATACGAATCTGTAAAAGAATTCATACATGATGATTGCTTTAATTCAAATGAAGAATATGAAGTGCACTTTGAAAGTCGAGGAAACAACTGAAAATCAAGAATTGGAAGGCGTTTCATTCGATGAACTAGTTGCATTGAGAGAGGAGAATGCCAAACTGAAACAAGAGAATGAAGCTCTGAAGGCTAAGCTTCATCGTCTTGAAAGTGACTGGACTACTTCAGACATCGTTGAAAAGGTTGAGTTAATGGATGCTCAGTTTGATAGGATTGGGAAGATAATGGATAAGATGCGTGAGCCGATGCTGTTTAAGCGTGACGAAATCGAATTGCATGGTGATTTGCTAGCTAGAGTTGAAGGGTTACTACGCATTAAGAACGAGCGCAGTGAGATTGAATTTGAAAAGGACATTCAATGCATAGTTGGAAGATGCTTCAGTGATGAGAATAAACAACGTAACCTTGAAAAGATGATAAAATCATTCGAGTATGACGACATTGCTGACACCATCGCTCTGCGCTTGACTCATTTCATTCAGGATCCAGGTTTACGCTCGATAGTGTATGCGATGTGTAAAGCTGCTGTTCTGAATCAAAATTATCTAAACATCGAGGTGCAGGAGATAGTTGACGTGACAAGGCAAAAGTACACTCATAACGCACGTGACGACATTGATTTTTACCCAATGTTTACTTTTGATGCCAACGTGCCGGAAGGTGTCTTCGATCACATATACAAAAAGCACTATTTATCTCCACAATCTGCTGCTTTGGTTCACACACTGTCACATCTTGATGTGAATGTTGATGGTAATGGAATAGCGATGTATCATATCGGATCAGCGACGAGGTTTGCTGAGTGTTCGGTTGTATATGTTGATGGACGTGCTTACAAGCCAATTAGAGTTATGGCTGAATATGCTATCTTTCCAACCTTGCCGCATGAGTATAAAGGTAGAGTCGAAGGATTGTTGTTGTTGCATGGGGGATTAGCGCCAATAACATTAGTGCGTGTTTATCACGATGTTAATGTTGGTGGTCTAGTGACCGGTTCGATCGCAGCATCCGTTTCAACTCTATTGCGTAATTGCATGTTATACAGTTTTGATATCTATTTCACTCCGAATGGTGTTTGTATCAATGCTGTTGGTAACAACAACTTTGTTAACATAATAGATATAAACTGTTGCGGACGTGCTTTTGGTAAAGCTCCTTTAGACCAAGGATCATGGAATAGAAATAAGTTCATGGGTCACAAACATGGGAGAGGATCAAAGTGCAAGCAGTATAAGAAAATCAATTCATAGATATTGCTTATACGGTCAGTCATAGACGTACGATTAAGACGCGAGGATGACGTAAAATCACAAAAACGTACGTGTCAATGGTGATTAGGGTTTACAACAGGTACAGAATACTTCATCTCGGCGTAATGATGACGTTCTCGGAACGTGAGCTATTGTGGGCTTGTCGGGCTCCACATTGGCCGTTCAGGAAGGTGTGAGCTTATGGCCGCCTTCTGAGAGCTGATTTGTTCTCCACTGGATGGTGGGGTAGCAGGGAATGAACTGGTGGTATAATTGACTGAC